GATGTTCAATACATCCTAGCTGAGAACTTAGAGCAAGCAGCATGGTCAGCTTACGAGTTAGCCAGGACCACAGATTCAACCCTCAAAGATATTATCCCAAGCTATGTCAAACAACAAATACTTTCCCAACAGATGGAAACTAGTAAAGAGTCTGCCTGATGAAATCTTCACTGAGCTTGCGCTCCCATTTGATGAGTTCATGGAGTGGCGGGCTGACTCTTGGTGCTTGCCAGAAGAGATCGAGGTACTCATACGTGCCACGCACATGCCTACTCACAAGGTCACAGAGTACGTATACAAACGACCTGAGTACGCAAGAAAAAAAGTCAGAGAACTGATCAAGACAGAAGAACACGAGATCACCGTGTGTCACCACGACGCCGTGATTCACATCCCACTCAACCTCATTTGACCATGACTGAACAGGAACAAATCGATCAGCTATACACACTTGTGTATTTGCACAGCCACAGGGACGAGTTATTACAGATTATGTGTGAACAAATACAGGACGACAGTGACATTTGTATCGCAGTGAACCTTACCTAGTAGCAAAAAGTTTAATGCTGCCGCTGTGGTACACAGCAGGTGCAGTGAAACGAGTCCAAGTTCTGATGAGTCCTGCGTGCCATCGTGTGCTCAAACAGATTTGTGCAATTGATGACGTAAGCATGAGCGAGTTCATGTACTCATGTGCAAGGACGCACATACATGAACGTGCAAAAACAGATGACCACATATTAACTTTACTACAGCGAGAGGGTATTGAGTTAGATCCTTGATCGCGCCTTCATCTTATCTTCATGCCAACCATCTATTCACGCGGTGACCTCTACGTAGGCACAGATTCGGAACGCTTTCCGTATCTTTACTTACACATCTGCAACGTTGTTATAGAGTGGGGGAGCCCAACCCACCAAGAATGTGGCATCGCGCACGACCGATCGGAAGATCGAGAGAGCGCTTGATTGGATCGTTGGCTTTCAACAGCAACGCATCGATTTAATCAAGCCAACAGGCACACGCATCTCTGATATGCCTTTGCCTGTCTTGATCTGCTTCCTTTACATCGCATCACACGACGGGTGTAACAGCCAAGACATGGCCAAGGACACAGGCATGACACCTGCTGCTGTCTCACGCAACACCGATTGGTTGTGCGCTAAGCGCAACCTAAGTGAACCGGGTATGCACCTGATCACCAAGAGGACAGACCCATGTAACAAGCGATTCAAAGTGCTCCAGCTGACACAGCTTGGAAAGGATCAAGTCAAACTATTCCACCTAATGAATGGCTAACTACTTACGAACACTTGGACAAGCCGTCAAATTCACGTTTGACAACCACATCCCGTGGACGCAGCGTGATGAAGACGGCAGATACATCAAGGGCGCAGCTTCTGCGTACTACGCGATCCAGCCTTGGCTTGAGATCTTCGGTCGGTCTTACTTGATCACAAGTATCGACATAGCGGCTGTAGAAAAACTCAAAACCACACTGTACAAACGAGGTAAAGCCAACCGCACAATTAACTTGGCTATTCAGTCAATGCAAACGTGTCTCACCTATTGTGCAAAGCTCAAAAAGATTTCACAATCAGATGTTGATTGGAAATCTTGCAAGCTACCCAAGGACGCTCAAGTACGTTTGCATTATGAACCTGAACAGGTACTTGAGCTGGCAACAGCTTCACGTGAAGTGTTCAGGGATGATGCACTAGCGGACATCATCATTTGTGCTTTCAGTACCGGACTTAGGCAGGGTGAATTACTCAAACTGCGTGTTCGTGACATTAACTTTCTTGATAACAGCCTGATTTCAGGTGCAAGGAAAGACAAAGAGCACAAAACAGATCGCAGAAAAGCTCGGGATGTGGTTCATATACCCATCTCTGCTTGGCTTCTACCAGTTCTCCAAGAGAGATGCAGGGACATGCCTGGCACTGCTTTGATCTTTGCTGAAGATTTCAACTGCGACAGGCACAACCTGTATCGCCGGTTTGATGCAGTGAAGAACTACTGCGGTTTCATCGAAGAGGGTTACTGCTTCCACTCACTGCGGCACAGCTTTGGGACGTACCAATTCCGCATTGGCACATCATCCCGTGATCTGATGTCGATGATGGGTCACGCACTGATCGGTACCACGCTGAACTACAGCCACAGCACGGATGAACAGCGACAAAACGCCATCAAAAAGATGGATGAGTCACTGCCTTGGGTTAACCATGTGACACCACCGGTCTTAAAGGCCGAGCCAGTGTCACACCTTCCAAGGTTGACTAAAGTTGGAACAAAGCTGCTCAACGATGAACAGCTGACAAACCTCCAACCCGACGTGTTCAACCGTTTCAAGTGAAGCGAGCGTAACTAATACTTCCCTCTGCTACCGTTCCTCCTTGCCAAGAGCCTGTCAGCCCTCCCCAAATTGGTGAGTCAATCGCTGAAAACCCTTGGTACCACTAGCGGATGTGGTGGAATTGGTAGACACGCACGTTTGAGGGTTGTGCGTGCGTAGCAGAAACTAACTCTCACATCTGCAAGGGTCGGGCCAAAAGCCTGGCCCTTACTTAATACTCACACACTTGCACATGTGGAAAGGCGTGAGCCAAGAAACGTGTGCGCGTAACCACGTATCAATCACTACAAAATATGGCGACACCCGCTCAAATTGATGAGCAAATCCAACTCGAACGTGAACAAATACGACAAGGCTTGAAGGAGCTGCGTCGTAATACCAGGAAGCTGGAGGAAAAGGAGTACGCGTCAGCAGCCGTATATGGCGTCGCATCAGTCCAAACGTTGATCCCATTAGTGGTTGATCGCATCGTCGATACAGCCAACCGCATACACGAGGGACGCACAGGCGTTGCGTTCAAAGAGATACGCCAGTACTTGGCAGATCTTGAGCCTGAGGCAGCCGCAGCCATCGCTTCCAAAGTGACGATGGATAAGGTATTCAGCCCGAAAAAGGCTTCATCTCAGCTGCAGAACGTGACTGATGCCATAGGCACAGCAGTTGAAAATGAGCTGTTGATGCGTCATTACGAGCGCAATGTGCCGGGGTTACTGCACACGCTCAAGGAAAACTACTGGCACAGATCCATAGGCACGCACCAAAAAGTCAAGGTGATTACCACCCTGATGAACAAAGCGGACGTGCCGCACTGGCAAGCATGGGGACGCGCAAATCGCATCCGACTGGGCACGTGGTTACTCGATTGCATATGCCAAGCATCGGGGTGGTTCGATAAGGAACTACGTAGAGAGGGACGCAAGACAAACACCTATGTAATGCCAACCAAGGTGTTCATGGATCAAAAGGACCAGATTATGGGCACGGCTGAATTGTTCAGCCCATGTGCCTGGCCAATGCTGATCGAGCCCAATGATTGGACCAATGAACGTGCTGGCGGATACCTACTAAATGAGGTGATGCGCGGTCACGATATGGTCAGGCGCGGTCAGTGCCGTATACAGGGAGAAACACCGATCGCCTTTCTGAACCAGATTCAGAAGGTGGCGTACACCCTCAATCCTTTCACAGTCAAAGTCGCAGAGACCTTGATGGAGAAAGGTATTGAGGTTGGTAAGTTTGTCCCTATATGTGAATTGCCTCTGCCGCCAAAGCCATTCGACATTGCAGACAATAAAGAGTCCCGCAAGGAATACAGGCGAAAGGCAGCAGAAGTGATGAATATCAATGCTCAAGCATATCAACGTTCGTGTCGTACACGGATGACGATGAATGCAGTAAAGATATTCAAAGACAAAAAGAAGTTCTTCCATTCATACAGTTTCGACTATCGCGGAAGGATTTACCCAATTGCTACATTCTTATCTCCACAAGATACTGACTTTGGTAAGAGTTTGCTTCGCTTTTATGGGCAAGCATATGTGACACCAGATGCAGAGGGATGGCTGGCATTCCAGTGCGCCACTACGGCTGGGCTGGATAAAGCAACAATGATGGAGAGGCAAGAATGGGTCAAGAACAACCTAGATCGAATCAAAAGAGTTGCCACTGATCCAATCAGAAACCTCTCTGACTGGGCTGATGCAGATGAACCTTGGACTTTCCTAGCTGCATGTGATGAGTATTATCATTGTGTTATTGAGTGTGATCGCTCTCACACTGCTTTGCCTGTTGCTGTGGATGCGACCTGTAGTGGTCTGCAGATCCTGGCTGGTCTTGCAAAAGACGCATCAACTGCTCGGCTCGTTAATGTCTTACCGAGTGACCGACCACAAGACGCATACAAAGTAATAGCTGTAGAAGCTGAACCTAAATGTCCTGTTGTTATCCGTCCTCATATGGACAGGAAAACTACCAAAAAAACAGTGATGACTGTTCCTTACAATTCAAAACCTTTTTCCAACCGTTCGTACATACGTGACGCACTTAAAGAAAAGGGTGTGGAGATTGAGAAGGATGATTTAACTGCAACAGTCAAAGCGGTACGTGAAGCCATGGATGTCATCGTTCCTGGCCCTATGAAGGTTATGAAGTGGATTGAGTCAGAGGTAGCAGCTGCTATTAAACGTGGGGCAACAGAGTTGACATGGACAACACCGTCTGGCTTTGTTGTTACTCAGCGTCTAATGAAAAAGGTAGTTGAGCGTATTCAATTACAATTACTTGGGACATGTGAGATAAACGTAGCAACTGAAGATTCAGACACCGTTGATACTGCACACCATAAAAACGCTACAGCTCCCAACCTTATTCATTCATTAGATGCAAGCCTCCTACATCTCACAGCCTTACGTTTCAGAGCACCGCTGGCCCTCATACACGACTCGGTGCTCGCTCGTGCTGTCGATATGGGTCAGCTATCGGATCTTGTCCGGCAAACATATATGGAATTGTTCGCTGATCGAACCTACTTAAAAGAGTGGGCAGATCAAATCGGCGCACAGACTGAGCCGCCAATCATTGGCGACCTTGAACCCGAAAGGGTAATTGAATCAACTTATTTTTTCTGTTAATGGCACGAACCACCTTCGTAACTAAAGAGCCTGTTGTCCTTGAAGGCTTCCAGGCTGTACTGAAACCTTCCCAATATGGCTACTCCCTCTCTGCTGTCGTTGACACAGAGATGGTGAACAAACTGGAGAATGATCGAGTCGAAACCCTTAAGTGGGCTGAGTCGAAGCTGAAGAATCCAAAGCGTTCTGTCCTGCGGCCTGAGCCATGGGAAGAAGTCGCAAATGGTAAATACAAAGTCAAATTCTCCTGGAATGAGGAGACCAAACCTCCAGTGGTTGACACTGAGGGCACACCAGTCGTTGATAACGGTACGCCGTTGTATAGCGGCAGCAAGGTCAAGCTTGCGTTCTACCAAAAGCCATACATCCTCAAGGATGGAGTCACCTATGGCACTTCACTGAAGTTACAGGGGATTCAAATTGTTACTGTTAATGGATCTGCTGGTGTTGATACTGGCGATTTGTCTGACTCTGCTGTTGCTGAAATGTTCGGAAAGACGCAAGGCTTCAAAGCAGGTGACCCAAATGTCACAGTCAAAGAAGAAGAGGTAAGTGACGACGATTTTTAATGTTTCGATCCAAGCTGGAGGAGAGGGTCGCTGATCTTCTCTCCAATCTTGGGGTGTCTTACGAGTACGAAAGTATAAAGATACCTTATGTAATTCAGCATACTTATACGCCTGACTTTTGCTTGCCTAATGGTATTTGGTTAGAGACCAAAGGTTATTGGGATGCAAAAGATCGTAAGAAGATCTTGGAGGTAATCAAACAGAATCCTCTGGTTGATCTTCGCATGGTCTTTCAGGCTCCATACAACACGATCAGCAAGAAATCTAAAACAACCTACGCATCCTGGTGCGAAAAGCACGGGATCAAGTGGGCTTCATATGCAACTATCCCAATCGAATGGCTCACCTGATAGTGAGTTTATAAGGCACGAGCCTTGCGAACAGTGTGGTTCGTCAGACGGTAAAGCTGTCTACTCGAATCACACACATTGTTTCGTCTGTCATCACCACGTGTTTGATGACGGCACATTTAACCACCAAGTAATGACTACCAATGTTGAACTACGAGGATCAGCCGGACGGCTGCAGAAACGAGGCATCTCAGAGCAGACCTGCGAAAAGTTCAAAGCATACAAATTCGGAGAACAACTACGCTTCTATTATTTCAGCAGTGATGGAACGCTTCAGGGAGCAAAGGTAAGAGGTAAAGACAAGACGTTTACCTGCGAGGGTAAAGTCAACAGCTTGTATGGCATCCAGCTGTTCAGGCATAAGACAACCAACAAGACAAAGAAGCTCGTCATTACTGAAGGCGAGATGGATTGCCTGTCTGTGTGGGAGGCACAACCAAACTGGGATGTGGTCTCTATTCCAAACGGAGCACACTCTGCAAAGAAAGCAATCCAAAACCACTACGAGTGGATCAATCACTACGACAAGATTGTCATCTTCTTTGACAACGATGAGGCAGGCCAGAAGGCCGCGACTGACTGCGCCCAGGTGTTACCACCCGGCAAGGTTTACATCGGTGCTCTAGAGGATTACAAGGATGCCTCAGAGGCATTGCAAGCAGGGGACACTGAAGCTGTACGAGCCGTCTGTAACTACGACCATGTGTTGTACCGACCAGACGGGATTGTTGATGGCAAGTCACTGCTCGATTTAGTTACCCAACCCTCCAAACCTTGCGATCATGAATACCCTTTTGCGGGATTACAACGACTCACTCACGGTGTTAGATACGGCGAGCTTGTCACTATTACTGCAGCAACTGGCGCAGGTAAGTCAAGCTTCTGTCGAGAACTATGCACTCACTTCCTACAAAATGGGGAACGGGTTGGTTACCTGGCGCTTGAAGAAAGTAACCGACGAACAGCGCTCGGCTTGATGAGTTCAGCTGTCGGCAAACCACTACACATAGGAGAACATGACAAGGCATCGCTTCAAGATGCGTATGGTCGGACAATGGCTACTTGGGATCTTTATTTGTACGATGGTTTTGGTAGTTACGATCCTGATGTTATCTATAATCGTATTGAGTATTTGGCAAGCGGACTCGATTGCCGTATTGTTTTTCTGGATCATCTCTCTATCCTTCTTAGCGGTCTTGAAGGTGAAGAGCGAAGGATGATTGACCAGACAATGACTAAGTTACGGTCATTGGTTGAACGCACTGGTATAGCACTATTCCTTGTCTCTCACTTACGTCGAACACAGACTGATCATAATCATGAAGAAGGCGCACGAGTTACGATTGGACAACTTAGAGGAAGTGCGAGCATTGCTCAACTTTCTGACGGAGTTATCGCTCTCGAAAGGGATCAACAGAGTGGATCTGAACACGCTGCTACAACTATTAGAGTCCTCAAGAATAGATACTCTGGCGAAACAGGTGTGGCTGGACAACTGACATACGACTTGGAAACTTGCAAATTTACTGAATATGAAGCTGAACCCGATTTCAACCCGGCTACCGATTTCTAGTACAGATTTAGATCTTCGTAAGCCTCACCCACCTACGGCTGAAGCAGTTAAGAAAGCACAGTTCGTAGACAAAACATATAACTGGAAAAATGCTGGTGTTCGACCTGGAGACGGACGGTCTTCTAAATGATTTTACCCACATACATTGCCTTGCAATCTATGATTCTGAAACTAACGAAACCCTTGCGTACAACGACAGTGGCACTCAGCCACCGATTAGTGCAGGTGTTACAAGGTTGGAGGAAGCAGATCGGATAGTCGGACACAACATCATTTCATTCGACATTCCTTGTATACAAAAGGTCTATTCCTTCTTTGAACCGCAAGGTGAGGTGATTGACACCCTCTTGCTGAGCAGGCTTTACCACCCAGGGATGCTGGGTATCGACAAGAAACATCAGTGGAAACATATGCCACTGCAGCTGTACGGACGCCACTCATTGGAGTCCTATGGCTACAGGTTAGGTGAATACAAAGGAGGCTTTGCTAAGTCCACTGACTGGAAAGAGTGGAGCCAAGAGATGGAGGACTACTGCATACAGGACGTAAACGTAACCGTCAAATTATGCCAACACTTCCGCCCTTACCTGACTGGGTGCAACTAGAGCACCAAGTCGCTCAATTAATGACCAAACAGGAGTTACATGGATGGCGTTTTAATGAACGCGCTGCATGGCAGCTTGCATCGGCTCTCCAAAAAGAGCTGGAAGAAACTAAAAAAGTACTACGAGAAAGGCACCCTTTCGTCCAAGGCGCGACGTTCAATCCTAAAAGAAATAACAAAACACAAGGATACTTTCAAGGCTGCGAGTCAGTCCGACTCAAAGAACTAAACCCCACATCGCGAGATCATATTGCATGGATCCTTTCCACATTCTATGGCTGGAAGCCGACCCAGAAGACAACTACTGGGAAGCCGGTTATCGACGAGACCATATTGATGGAGACTGCCTCAGGTGGGATCTCGATTGCCGCGGACTTCGCGAAGTGTCTCGATATTACGAAGAAATTGGGGATGATCTCGGAAGGCACGAACGCATGGCTGAAGCTTGCTACGACTGCTAATCGAGTACATCACCACTGTTCAGTTGGGTGTGCAACATTCCGTATGTCACACAAGAATCCCAACCTTGCCCAAGTACCGAGTGACTCACGATTCAGAGAATTATTTATACCAACTCCGGGTCAAGTTATGGTCGGTGCTGATCTTGCTGGCATTGAGCTTCGGATGCTTGCTCACTATCTTGCCCGCTACGACAGCGGCAGATACGCAGACATCCTGCTCAACGGAGATATCCACCAAGTAAACGCAGACAAGATTGGCATCTCACGTCGACTTGTGAAGACAGTGACCTACGCCTTTTTGTATGGCGCAGGTGATCAAAAGATAGGACTCAGTTATGACTCAACTCTCAGCAGTACTAGAGCTAAATCCAAAGGTAAAGAGATTCGCGCTGCATATGTTGAGGCAATCCCTGGTCTGGATTCGCTCCTTACTGCTGTTAAAGCTGCGGGTGATCGAGGCTTTATTAAGGCGATTGACGGTCGCCGAATCCCACTCGATTCGCCACACAAATCACTCAATTTCCTACTCCAAGGTTCATCAGCAGCGCTCGCGAAGCGGTGGCTTGTATTGAACCAAGAAAACATTACCAACTTACAATTATGCTGCTCGCAACTTGCGTTCGTACATGACGAATTGCAGTTCGAGTGCCACCCCGAACATGCAGGAAGATTATCAAATTCACTTACCACTACAGCAACTGCAGCTGGTAAGTACTACAACCTACGAATTAGAATCGACGCAGAAGCCAAAACAGGAGACAATTGGGCGGAAGTGCATTAAATGCGGCGTTGCGCTGAGTAACGACAATTGGTGTGCTTCTAATCAAAAGCAGCATATTTATCGCTGCAAAAGATGTGAGACTGATCGGAGGATTCGGCAATTCAATAAGTTGCCGGATGCTAAATATTTTTGGCGGAAAGCTAAAACCCGCTCAAGCAGGAATGGCCGAGAGTTCACCATTACAGTAGAAGACATTGAAAAAGTTGACACTGATTTTTGTCCTCTTTTGGAGATACCAATTTACAGGTATCCAATGACTCCTGGTGGAAGTGGTTATAAGTTTATACGTCCAGATTCAAAGTCATTGGATAGGATTGATCCAACTAAAGGGTATACGCCAGGCAACATTAGAATCATTAGCTGGGCTGCCAACAGTATGCTCAACAATTGGAATCTATTCGATTTGCTTAAAGTTACTAGTAACGCTATTAAACTGAAGTATGCGCCTGTACATTGACGCTGATTATATTGTCTACAAGGGATGTGCAGCCGCAGAGACAGAGATTGACTGGGGATCTGACGTGATCTTAGTTACCTCTAAGTTTTCTGAGGCGTACAAAAATATAATCAAAGACATCACCAAAATAGTTGGAGAGTTCGGCGGCTTTAGCGAGCCTGTTCTGTTCTTCTCTGACTCTATAAATTTTAGGAAAAAAATCTTACCCGAATACAAGGGACATCGAAACAGAAAGAAGCCATGTGGCTACAAACGTGTCATCAACAAACTCAAGACTGAGTATGAGGTGGTGATCATGGATACCCTTGAGGCAGATGATGCCATGGGGATTTATGCCACAAAATTTTCAGGCAATGTCATAGTCTCGCCCGATAAGGACATGCGACAGATCCCCGGATCTCTCTACAACCTTACGGAACATCTGACTGTGAACAAAGTCGATGGTGCTAAGTGGCATCTCATTCAGACACTTGCAGGCGATCAGACTGATGGCTATGCAGGCGCTCCCGGCGTGGGCGTGAAGCGAGCAGAAACTCTGTTCGATAAGCACGGCTACAGCTGGGAAACAGTAGTCAATGCGTTTAAAGAGAAGGGTCTCGGTGAAGAGATTGCTTTACAGAATGCTCGACTCGCAAAGATCCTTACCGTAGATGACTATGACTTCCAACAACGATGTCCAATTTTATGGACCCCCACCTCCAGTTACAGAATTGACGATGGAGCAGAGCTTCAAGCTACGTAGGATGAGAGACATGATGCCTGAAGCATCCAAAGAAGATCTCATCACTATCCTTGATGCTCTGCAGCATCAGAACTTCTGTCTATGTAATACCGTTAGTAATTTAGTAAAAAATTGGCCCGCCCGTCCTACTACACCCGAGGCACAATAGAAGTCTGGGACTTCATTCGTGATCAAGAGCTTAACTACTTTCTCGGGAACGCAATTAAATACATCTGCCGTGCAGGCTACAAAGACTGCAGGATTGAAGACCTGCAAAAAGCTATCACCTACCTTGAGAAAGAACTAGAAAATGTCACTGCTATCGAACACAGCGATCGAGTTCCGCAACGCTTTCAAGATACCCAACTCTTTGAGTGGCCGGAACAGACAGAAAAATTTGATCGTTGAAGAGTTCAAAGAATTTCTAGACGCTGATCATCAAATGGCAATGATGCATCCTCCTGACAGGGAGGCGTGCCTCAAAGAACTTGCCGACCTTATCTATGTCTGCGCACAGTACGCAGAGAATATGAACTGGGACATAGAGCAAGCATTGCGCCGTGTCCACGAATCCAATATGTCCAAGCTTGGTCAAGACGGCAAACCGATCTACCGCGAGGACGGCAAAGTCCTCAAAGGACCTAACTATCAACCACCTGATTTGTCAGATCTTGTTTAATGTCTAATCTTATTTCTCGTACTGGTCGCGTCCAAAGCTGGATCGATGACCCAACATCTCGGTTGCCTGTCAGCTGCACAATTTTTAAAGTTGATGACTCTTGCGAGGGTCCTGAAGGTATCGAAGCTAGCTGGCGTTTTGCATCACATGCACTCCGCAATGGAGCTGGCGTAGCTATCCACTTGTCCGAACTCCGAGCAAAAGGAACTGAAAATGGAAAGGGACTTGTCGCTAGCGGCCCGGTTTCATTTGGCCAAATCTATTCAACCCTTAACTCTGTACTCCGACGTGGTGGAGTCTATAAAAATGGTGCTGTGGTGTTGCACCTGGACTTGTGCCACCCTGACGCTCTTGAGTTTCTACAAGCTCCACGTCATGAGCTTCCTTGGGCTAAGCGATGCATCAACATTACAGATGAATGGTGGGAGGCGTGTTCTTTTAAGGAGGAACTACTCAATGGCATTAAGTCCGGTGACATTTGGCTCAACAAAGTAAAGTATGACAAAGAAGGTAACCGTATCCGAGGCAACGTTTGTCTCGAAGTGTACTTGCCTAGCCGAGGAACCTGTCTCTTACAGCATATTAATCTTGGAGCCTGTGAGTTCGATGACATACCACGAGCTTTCGTCGAAGGTATGTCTGAATTGTGTGCACTGCATGCAACCACTGGAGTTGGTGAGAGTGGTGAATACCTCCCACCCGAGACGGACCGACAAGTCGGCCTTGGAATGCTCGGACTTGCAAATCTCCTTAGACGTGTAGGCGTTAGCTATGAACAATTTGGACGTGCACTTGAGCAATACAACGGTGGCGAGATTGTCCAGACACCTGCATTCGAGCTGGTCTCTCAATTCGCTTCCGGCGTCGAGTCTGCTGCAAGCATCGCACGCAGTTACACGATGGATCGAGCTTTCGCAATCGCTCCTACTGCGAGCTGTAGCTACCGCAGCAAGGATGTAGATGGTTACACCTGCACCCCTGAGATTGCACCACCTATCTCCCGTGTCGTAGACCGGGACAGTGGCACCTTTGGTGTCGAATCATATAACTATGGCGATGTAGAGATTGCATCAGAGGTTGGCTGGGACGCGTACAAGCGTGTGGCTGACGGCATGATGACCTTGCTCGATCGCACTGGGCTTCTTCACGGGTATAGCTTCAACAGTTGGAGTGATGTTGTCACGTATGACAACGCCTTTATCGAAGAGTGGCTAAAGAGTCCCCAGACTTCCTTGTATTACTCGCTCCAAGTTATGAGCGATACACAAGATAAATCTGATGCGTATGCCGCTCTCGATCAACAAGACGTAGACGACTATCTTGCAGATTTACTGAATGAAAAAGAACCAACCTGTGACTGTCAAGAATGAGACAACATCCTTATCAAAAATTACTAGAACGCAAGAGGACATGGACACCTGTTGCTACTACCAAAGGCAACTGCAAAGAGGGAGCGGAGGAGACACTGCGCCGTGCACTTGCCTTGCGACATATGGAACTACCTGTGGGAGATTTTATCCGTGATGCGCTCGCCTCTGAAGTTCCACTTCTCTCGCGTGAGATATTGGAGAGCAATGTCCAAGACGAGATTAAGCACGACAGGGCTTTGGGTTATGTCGCCGATGCTTGGGGCGTTGATCCGAAAGCTGAGCGGGAAGCCATCGCACTGCGTGATGCGTGGACAGAACATCCTGATCACACTCTCCTTAAAGCCATGGTTGCTGAGCGTGCAATCTTTTTCGTCTTACTACCCTTCATGCGGGCTGTTGGTGACGCAGGGATGCGAACCGTCAGCGCTGACATCAGTAGAGACGAGCAAGTTCACGTCGCAACAAATAGCTTGGTTTGTAGAGAGCTTAATCTGGAAGCTTCGCCGTCTTTGGATAAACTCCGTAAGGCGACTATTGCCTGGGTCATGCAACCACTAGGCAAGAGTGCCGATAAATATTTAGACCAAAAATTTTGGCTCGATTCTAGTGATCGGCTGATGTACGAGGGTAAAGCACCTGAACTTCTGTTCACACAGAGAGCCAGAATGCCTGCCTTCTTCGAACACGCTAATCAAAACCTCCCACAATATGCTTAACCTTGGACTTACTCCAGAGGGTTTGCTGAAAGAACTAGAAGAAAAATTTCCTCCACCCTTCACTGGACCAGAAGACAAGATCCAACACATCATGTTTGTTGCTGGTCAGCAAGACATTATCCATTGGATTAAACAACGCATTTCTGAAGACTAATGTATACAGAAGCAGAACTATTTGCTGGGTCAACTAAGCGACCTAGGTATAACAAGAAGGGTAAATTCATCGGGTATGAGCACACACCTTTAGACCCAGGTTTAAAGGCAGCAAGTATGCGTCTTCTTTACCCGCCAGCACCACCGCCGGTGCCAAAGCCTGCTGAACAGACAAACGCCACCTTGGCATCTGCTGGTAAAGGCTTACGGCGACCAGAAAGTGAGGCAAAGAAAAAGAAAACAACCCTTGCAAGCTTGCGGATTCGACCACGTACCCGAGTTAATCAACAACTCGGTGGACAAGGTGGAGCCGGGAGCGGACTCAATATTGGAGGATCATTCGCGTGACAGCAAAGGCTAGGTACGATGCACTAAGCAGTGGCCGTACCTCGTTTCTTGATGTAGCTGTTAAATGCTCTGAGCTTACTCTTCCTTATCTCATCCAACGTGATGAGATGCGGAGTTCCCACAAAACCCTTACACAACCTTGGCAATCCGTAGGTGCTAAGGCGGTAGTTACCCTTGCATCCAAGTTGATGCTGGCTCTGCTGCCGCCTCAGACTACGTTCTTTAAGTTACAGATTGCAGATGATCAGCTCGGTACTGAAATACCTGCTGAGATTCGTTCTGAACTTGACCTTAACTTTGCCAAACTTGAGCGTATGGTGATGGACTCTATCGCTGCGTCAAGCGATCGTGTCACTGTGCACCAAGCCATCAAACATCTTGTTGTTGGTGGTAATGCTCTGCTGTTTATGGGTAAGGATGGGATTAAGCATTACCCATTGAACCGCTATGTCATAGAGCGAGATGGTAACGGCAACGTAATTGAGATCGTAACCAAAGAACTTATTAATAAAAAGCTTCTACCTGTTGATATTGTCAAGGATCCACTGAAGGTCAATGACGAATCAACAAACCAGAATGGTGATGTAGAAGTCTATACACACTGCCGCTTGGAGAACAACCGATGGTTGTGGCACCAAGAGGTGTACGACAAACGGATCCCTGGTACTGAAGGTAAGGCTCCTAAGGAGACTTCACCCTGGTTAGTACTAAGATTCAATTCGGTAGATGGTGAGAATTATGGTAGAGGTCGTGTAGAAGAGTTTATCGGTGATCTTAAGTCACTCGAAGCACTCTCTCAGGCCATCACAGAAGGCTCTGCAGCAGCTGCAAAAGTAGTCTTCCTAGTGTCACCCTCATCGACTACTAAACCAGCCACGCTGGCCAAAGCAGGCAACGGTGCAATCATTCAGGGACGACCTGATGATGTTGCTGTTGTACAAGTTGGTAAGACAGCTGACTTTGCTACAGCACAGCAACAGATGCAGACGCTTGAGCGTCGCATTGCTGAGGCATTCCTTGTGTTGACTGTTCGACAAAGCGAACGCACTACAGCTGAAGAGGTACGCCTTACACAACTTGAACTTGAACAACAACTTGGTGGACTGTTCAGTCTGCTGACCGTTGAGTTCCTTGTTCCATACCTCAATCGCAAGCTGCTTGTAATGCAACGCAGCGGTGAGTTGCCAAGGTTCCCCAAGAAACTTGTTAAGCCAACCATCGTTGCTGGTATCAATGCACTTGGCAGAGGTCAGGACCGTGAGTCACTGACTTCTTTCATCATGACTATTGCTCAGACCCTTGGTCCTGAGGCAATGATGAAGTATCTCAATCCAGACGAAGCAATTAAACGTCTGGCTGCTGCACAAGGTATTGATGTTCTGAACCTCGTTAAGTCGATGGATCAGCAACAGCAAGAACAACAGCAGAACATGCAAATGCAGGAACAGATGGAGATGACTAAGCAAGCTGCAGCCATGCAGTCTGCACCAATCAATGATCCGTCGAAGAACCCTGCACTAGCTGCAGAGCTAGAAGAACAATCTGAACAACCACCTATTCAATAATGGCAGAAATTCTTACATCGGATAACAGTGTACCTGCAGAGGTTATGGAATCTCAGGTATCTGATGAAGCCGAGTCTCTCCGCATTGGCGAAGAGATGATAGAAGCTCAAGAGCAGCGACTGGCTGGTAAGTATAAAAATACTGAAGAGCTAGAAGCTGCATACCTTGAGCTGCAAAAGAAGCTTGGAGGACAAGAAGAAGACAATGTGCAAGAAGAGTCTGAAGAAGCTCCTGAAGTCGATTGGTTGGCTGAAGCCCAGCGAACCATGCAAGAAAGCGGGGAGCTATCCGAAGAGCTAGTCAACCAACTCTCTGAAATGAACGGTGTTGATGTATTCAATGCTATGCAGGAGATGGCTCCTGTTACTCAAGACTTATCTGAGGCTGAACTCAACAGTGTTTATCAAGCTGTTGGCGGTGAAGAGCAGTACAACGATTTAATTAGTTGGGCTCAAGACAATTTCACAGATGCTGAGATTGAAGCCTACGATCAAGTTGTTGATGCTGGTAACCCAGCACAAATTAACCTTGCACTTCAAGCACTTTACTATCGATATACAGACGCAATGGGACAGGACGGAGACCTTATTCAAGGCAAACCTGCAGCTGCTCAATCAACCTTCCGCAGTCAACAGGAACTTATTGAAGCAATGAATGATTCCCGGTACGAGACTGATCCAGCGTACCGGCAAGATGTGCTTAATAAATTGGATCGCTCCGAGATTTCTTTTTAATGAACGACACACAAATCTGGCCCACTGAACCACGTATGTACATCGACGAAAACTCCATCCCACATAACGAGCGCGCCGAGCGTCTCAATGGCAGGCTTGCCATGCTCGGCGTGATGGCTGCGCTTGGTGCGTATGCCATGACTGGTCAACTTATCCCTGGTATTTGGTAATGCATAAAGGTAAAGGTTCCTGCGGAGGAAAGAAAGGTGGCAAAGGCAAAAAAGGCTACTAAAACCCGCATGGATAAAAAGTGCTGGAAAGGGTATAAAAAGTCCGGCACAAAGATTTCCCATGGGAGCGGTACTCCCACACGTACAAACAACTGTATCAAAATTAAAAATTAAATGGCAGCTACTATCGCACTACAACGTCCCAAGTCTATTTGGGATCGATATTGTGAGTGGGTTAGCAGCACTGAGAACCGGCTTTATGTAGGACACTTCGGTGTCCTCATGATTCCTTGTCTACTGGTTGCTACCACTTGCTTTCTTGTTGCATTCATTGCAGCACCACCTGTTGATATTGACGGCATCCGTGAACCGGTTGCTGGTTCACTTCTCTATGGAAACAACATCATCTCTGGAGCAGTCGTACCCTCCAGCAACGCAATCGGACTACATCTCTATTCCATCTGGGAAGCAGCCAGTCTCGACGAATGGCTCTACAACGGAGGACCATACCAACTTGTGGTCTTCCACTTTCTCATTGGTGTCTTCGCTTACATGGGACGCGAATGGGAACTTAGTTATCGATTAGGCATGAGGCCTTGGATCTTTGTCGCATATTCAGCACCTGTTGCTGCGGCTACGGCCGTATTCCTGGTGTACCCCTTCGGTCAGGGATCCTTCTCTGACGGTATGCCACTTGGTATTTCAGGTACCTTCAACTATATGCTTGTCTTCCAAGCAGAACACAACATCCTTATGCACCCCTTCCACATGTTGGGAGTGGCTGGTGTCTTTGGTGGTTCTCTGTTCTCTGCTATGCACGGCTCTCTTGTTACCAGTTCGTTGGTGCGTGAGACGACTGAAGACATGAGCCAGAACTATGGCTACAAGTTTGGACAAGAGGAAGAGACTTATAACATCGTTGCAGCTCATGGTTACTTCGGACGTTTGATCTTCCAATATGCATCTTTTAACAACTCACGTAGTCTTCACTTTTTCTTGGCTGCTTGGCCTGTGGTGGGTATCTGGTTTACTGCACTCGGCGTAAGCACCATGGCGTTCAATCTGAACGGCTTTAACTTTAACCAATCTATCCAGGCTGCGGATGGCAGAGTCATCAACACCTGGGCTGACATCCTGAACCGAGCTGGTCTCGGCATGGAAGTGATGCACGAGCGTAATGCTCATAACTTCCCACTCGACTTAGCAACTACAGAGGAGAAGATCTATGCCTAAAGGTAAAGGTACTTACGGTACCCAAAAAGGACGTCCTCCTAAAAAAGGAGGTAAAAAATAATGCCTGGACCATGGAAGGTATGGAACGGAGTAACTGGTCAAGTACATGGTTACTACGATTCAATGAAGAAAGCCCGAGAGAAAGCTGATCGGGAAGATAAGAAATATGGGAAAAGCGTAAATGCTTTTCAAAAACAAGCTTCTAAGAAAAAGAATTCTAAACTAAAAATCGCATAAAATTATGTTTAACAAAATCGCTCTTTCCACTCTCGCGCTGTCTTCTTTTGCACTGCCTGCTATGGCAGGTCCTTACCTGAATGTCGAAGCCAACCAAGGCTGGGCTGGTGAGGACTATCAAGGTGCTCTGCTGGAGACTCACGTGGGCTACGAGAACGCTCTGGGTGACAGCGCAAGCTGGTATATCCAGGGAGGGCCAGCGGCCAGCTTTCCGGATGATGCTGAGCAAGTCGGCGCTGCCTCTGGCAAAGTCGGTCTCGGTGTCGATGTGACTAAGAAGCTCTCCGTTTACGGCGAAGTCTCTGCTATCACGTCTGAAGGTTTGGAGATTGAAGGTCTCGGCGTTGGTGCTAAGACCGGCGTTAAGTACAAATTCTAAGTAACGTACGTTCATCCTTATGGAAAATGTCTATCAATTGGAACTACCACCAGAAGCTCTCAAGTTAATCTATAAATCAGTAGATCTACATCACAAGAACTGGTCTGGTGGTGATGCATTTGAGCAGCAAGCTCTTCTGTATTTGAAGAACATGCTATACAAGTGTGTTCTAGAAGAGACATACCAGCAGGACGCATGACGCCTGATCATGGAACGGGGATCAGGTACTTCGGAGTATTTCAATGCCTAACGTTGAACTGCAAGCTCGCGTTAAAGAGCAACAGGCTGCTGTCAAGCAAGCCAAGCTGAAGTATCGCGGCGTTACTTATCTCAAAAATTCCGCTAAGTAATAATGGCAAGTAAGCCTGTAAAACCTATAGCTAAAAAAGCTGCACCTACGCGTGCACGTCATCAGTCCAAAAAGACTACAGCTACTCCTGTTAACTTTGGCTTCGACGACAACAAACCCTTCAAGCGCTGTGGACATTGTGGTGATGTAAAAGCCCAGTGCCGCGCTGAAAAGCGTTGCGTCAAAGGTCTTATGTAAACAGCTTGGGAGGCACCTCAGAGTCGGACCTCCCTTGCATTGGCATCGGCCCGTACGCGGATACCCTTTGCCGTCTAGACGGTGGGATAGACCACAAAATTTTGACTAAAAAATTCTGAACGTTCAGAGAGTAAACAACACTTTTATTCTCTTACAATGGCACAACAAAATAGTAACGAGCCGTTGGCCGATCTTACACGGCCAGGACAGGCTAACAGTGCGGGTGACGCCCGTGCTCTGTATCTCAAGCTTTTTAGCGGTGAGATGTTTAAAGGTTTCCAGAACAACACGATTGCTCGTGATCTGGTTATGCGCCGTACCCTGAAGAACGGCAAATCTCTTCAGTTTATCTTCACTGGTCGCACGACTGCTGAGTATCACACTCCTGGCAACAGCATCCTAGGTAACTCCGACGGTGCACCTCCGGTGAACGAGAAGACCATCACCTGCGATGATCTCCTTATCTCCAGTGCATTCGTCTATGAATTGGACGAAGTACTCTCACATTACGACTTGCGCTCGGAAATCTCCCGCAAGATCGGCTATGCACTGGCCGAAAAGTATGACCGTTTGATCTTCCGTGCTGTCACCAAAGCTGCACGTGAAGCATCTCCTATCACCAAGGCTAACTTCGTTGAGCCCGGTGGTACTCAGATCCAGGTTGGCGCCGGTTCTGACTTCAACGATTCCTTGAACGCTAGCAACCTCGTCGATGCATTCTTCGATGCTGCAGCTGCAATGGATGAAAAAGGAGTCAGCTCTGACGGGCGTGTGGGTGTCCTCAACCCTCGCCAGTACTATGCGTTGGTCCGTGAAGTTGGCAACAACGCACTGATCAACCGCGACGTTCAAGGTACTGCTAAGCAGTCTGGTGAAGGCGTTGTAGAGATTGCTGGTATCAAGATCTTCAAGTCCATGAACATTCCGTTTGCTAGCCGCTACGGTACTAAGTATCAACCTTCCTCTGGTGACAGCGCTGCTGTTGACACCAACGTGGTTGATCCTGGCAACACTGGTTCTTTCGTGTCTCCTACTATTGAAGATGCCGCTAACGACGTTACCGGTATTCAGAACGAGTATGGCGAAGAGACTGAGTTCGCTAACAGCTGCGGTCTGATCTTCCAGCGTGAAGCTTGTGGTGTTGTGGAAGCCATCGCTCCTCAGGTGCAAGTCACCAGTGGCGACGTTTCCGTCATCTACCAAGGCGACGTGATCCTTGGCCGTCTGGCCATGGGTGCTGGTTCTCTGAACCCTGCCTGTGCAGTTGAGCTGTTTGCTGGTACTACCACCAAGCCTGCAACCATTTCCTGATATTCGTATCAATACACGGGGACTCTTCGGAGTCCCTTTTTTTTATTCTTTGACAGATATGCCTTTTCCTACATATGCTGTGTCCACCGAACTGGATGCTGTAAATCAAATACTTAGCAGTGTGGGACAGGCTCCTGTCACCACTCTGGATCTGCAAAACCCTGAAGTCTCTATTGCTGTCAGCACTCTGCGTGAACAAAGCAAACAGGTTCAACTTGAAGGGTGGTCATTCAATACTGAACATAACTACGAGTTAGTTCGTGACTCCAATACAAATGAGATTGCATATCCTCCTACTGCACTGGCATTAGATGCCAATGTCCAGTATCACCGAGATCAATATGATCTAGTAAAACGTAGCGGCAAGCTCTACGACAAGTACAAGCACAGCTATACATTCGACGAGAACATCAAAGCTGACGTGCTTTGGTTCTTTGACTATCAAGACCTGCCTCCCGCTATCCAGCAGTACATCACTGCTAAAGCTGCACGTATGTGTGCAACCAAGATGGTGGGTGATGCACAACTCAACCAACTTCTACAAGAACAGGAAGCTACCACCAAAGCAGCTGCAATTGAGGAAGAGTGTCAACAAGGTGATTACTCCATGTTCGGTTTCCGTGATGGAGCTAATTACTACACAAGCTATCAACCTTTTCAAGCTCTTTCTAGGCAATGAGTACAGTCTCCCAATCTATTCCTAACCTCCTATCTGGCATCTCGCAACAACCTGATAGTAGGAAGCGTCCTGGACAACTTAAGGATGCAGTCAACGCATTCCCTGACTTTGCTCTAGGTCTACTTAAACGACCGGGAGGCACGTTTGTTGCGAACCTACCGAACGCAGTAAGTAGTGGTAAATGGTTCCCAATCCTACGGGACACTAATGAAAAATACATTGTCCAATATGTCAATAATCGCTTTCATGTTTGGGACCTTGCAGACGGAGATGTTCGTGCTGTGGACATGGGTGCGGCTCAAGGCAGCACTGCTGATACTTGTTTGATTGCTGATCAACTCACCAAAGCTAACGACTACAACACAAAAGTTGCTGCCACTGCCACTGCTTTTACAGCACTTCAGGCTGCAGAGGTAACTCTGTCACAAGCCATCGCTGCACAATATGCAACGACAGAGAGCCTGTTTGAGTTCCGTTATAACTACAACACCAATGTTGTTGAGCAATTGCACAGCGGCATTGCAGAAAATGCTGATGGTGTCCTTACTGTAAAAGATAATGGCACAGTAGTTTCTGTAGCAACCACACTTCCAGCCAACTATGCACTAAGTACTGAGCGAACCAGTGAGCATCCGCTGATTGCTAGCACCGGTTTTCGTGTATATGAAGCTGAGAAAACTACAGCTGCAACAAATAGTCCGGTACTGTTAGACGATACGGTAACTCCAAACACTGGTGCACAGCCAGATTATGATACTGCCAAAACTGCTTATGACACTGCTGTAGCTAATGAAGCAGCTTCTAAGACAGTTCTAGATGCACAGTATACAGATTGTGCTATTGCAACAATTGCAACTACTGCTTACCTGGCAGGCGCTACTTCAGAAGATATTGAACTACTAACTATTAATGATTACACGTTTGTACTGAACAAAAAGAAGACAGTACAAATGACTGCAAATACTACCCATGCTACTGGCTTGGATGCAAACCGTGCACAGGTAGTCATCAACATTGCGAGTAACTCTACTAATTATGAAGTATTACTCACGCCTGACGGTCAAGCAACATTACCGTTTGCCACTACATCGTCATCTTCTGGTGCAAGTGCTGACAGTATTGCAGATGCTTTGGCAACTGCTATCACTGCTAATGCTAATTTTACGGCAACACAAGTGGGTGCTAGTGTGTATATTACTAGCGCTAATCCTTTCACTGTAGAAACACGTGGTGGCGCTGCAGAGTCTGCAATCTTTGCAATAACAGATACTATTGGAAACATTGCACGTCTGCCGCTTCAAAGTAAAAACGGATATGTAGTCAAAGTTGTTAATGCTGAAGACATTGATATCGATGACATG